TGGTCGCAATCCGGTAACAGAGGGGCCACGCGATAGAGCGGCGCTTGATCTCTCCGCTCGCGGCGTCGGTGAGCTCTGCATAGCCTGCAGCGATCAAGGTGTGCGGCGCGCTGAGCGCTGACATTGCAGTGATGAGAGCGGCCTCCCACGTGGCGCGGCTCTCTCCGCTGTTCTGATCGCGGGCCTCTAAGACAAAGAAGGTGTATTTAAAAGCGGCTTCAAGCTCTACGGCTTTTGCCTCGATCCCGGTGGCGATCGTCGCATCACTGACGCCCACGACGTGAATAAACTCACACTGCCCGATCCTGGGGTCTGCGGCTAGTGCGTCGATGGCTGCGGTGAGGTCTACTAAGGCAAAACCCGGCTGCGAGGTTGAGAACGTGAATTTGTCCCCCGCAACAAAGCTCGTGGGGCCTGCGCCGTTGGTAAAGGTAAAGGTCGTCCCTGTCCCCGGGACTGCGTAGACACCGCCCACGGGGATCGCGATCTCGGCGCTGTAAGTGTCTCCCCCGTCCTTGGAATAGCGGAAAGTGGCGACCGCTGCCGCCAGGTTTACACCGCCCTTGATGATCTCAACGATCCAATCAAACCCATCGGTAGGGGTGCCGCTCACGGCAAGAATCGCGGTTCCTGTGCAGACTCGGGTAACAGCGCTGTGTGTTCCTGCCACGCTCTTATTGACGGGCACACACAGCACAGGCTTGTTGCTGCTGGCTAAGTGATAAACCGCTGCAGAGGCAAGGGGCCCGGTTCCTAGCACGGCGGCCACGTCGTCTTTAGAGGCGAGCGCGTTGATTGAATTGTTGGCGGCAAGAGAACAACAACCAAGGATCGCGCTCAATTCTCCGGCGGCGCTCTGGGCGCCTAAGCCGAAATCTTTTACCGTCAATTTTGTATTTGGTAAGCTCATTGTAAAACCTCAAAAAGTAAAGAGCTCTTCAAGCTCGGGTTTAGTTCGCGCTGTGGTTGCGGGTCGCTTCGATGGCTTCCAAGAACTCTTCTTCTGTGAGCTCTTTGCCGATCGCCCACTCAAACTTGACGCGGGCGGCGGCCATTAACCACGCTGGGATCTTGTGCTCTTTGGCGAGCTGCTCAACCGTCGATAGCATCTTGTTGAATCTCCTCGCTGGTAATCTCTGCGGTGGTGATGGTTCTCACGACAGGAACGCCAAACGTGATGGACAAAATATAGAGCTCTCCCCTGACGCTCTGCGCGGCCTGTTGCTGCCATTCTCCCGCGATGGGAGTGACAGAGCCTTGCAGGGCAGGATAAAGAGCGGTCAACACAAGCGCGATCAAGGTCTCGATCTCGTCGGTGTTGGGGGCCTCCAGATAAATTTGACAAGTCGAGGCCCGGCTAAAAAGCTGCTGTGGGTCGGTGGTCCCAATCCGGGTTGCTGGGCCGATGCCCTCCCGGTCTGGGACAAACACGATCCTCTTGGCGCCCGCGAATTGGGGCAAGTTCCTCAACCCAAAATAGCAAGCGGTCTGTAGGGGCTGGGGGAGCGACTCTTTGAGAAAGTCAAAGATAGCCTTCAAGCTCATGTCTCCCCCTTGATAAGCTTCTGAAGTTCAATGACTGCGAGGGGAGAAAGGCGATCCTTCCAACGCAAGGGCAGGCGGGCGCTCGGAAGCTGGCGCCGGGCGGGTAAATGCGCGGTGCCTCGCTGGTGATAGCCTGCTACGGGGTCGTTGCTGAAAATCTTGACGCTACGGGCAAGAGCTACGGTTTGATAGCTGCGCTTTAACGCTCCGCTCCGGTTGAGCGGCTTTCGCGTCCTCGCTCTCTTGTCTTTAAGGCGTTTCCAGGGGCGCCCGCTGGGGTCGGTGCCTGCGTCGAAGCCCTCACGGGTTAAGGCGAGGGCTTCTAATGCAAGCGCGTTGCCTAGCGAAGACAAAAAGCGCTTACATCGATCGGCGCCGATCTGCCGGGCTAGCTTGTCGAGCTTTCCGAGGGGCCCTATTAGCTTAAAGAGTCGCATCCTAGCGCCTCCTCGGGGATGAGTAGACGATCGGGCGGTTCTCGTCGGTGCTCGGGGTCTGGTCGATAAAGCCCGGGTGTATCTTGCTGCCTGCCACGCGCTCGAGCCAGTGGATCGCGTTCTTGTGCCGCTCGCTCAAGATCTCGTCTCTCCCGTTCGGGTCAAGGCCTCGGGCGGTCAACATTTGATAGAGCGCCAGATCGCAAACGGTGCGCTTTAAGTCGGCGCCATCAAAGGAAACGCCAAACGTAACGGCGCCCCCTGCGATGACATAAAGCACCCGGATAAAGCCAAGACTCGGCGCGGTCTCGATCGTCCAGTGTCCAGCGCGGGCGGCGCTCTCAAAGCTGCCGATCGTTGTCCAGCCTGTTAGCCCGTCCTCGCTCTCCTGGATCGAGACTACAACAGAGGCGCCCTCGGCGATCTCGGTAATGTCGAGGGCAAGAGGCAAGCGGCGGGCGTCGAAGATCTCAACGGCTGCGCTCTGGCTGCTGGTGTCGCGCTCTGCGAGAGAAAGAAAGCGCCAGATCAGAGGCAAACAAAATCGCTCGTTAAAATAGCCGTCTGCAAACGAACAAGCGGCGCCTAGCGCCTCCTCTTGTTGCTCAAGAGAAAACTCCTGTAAGACCTCGGCTCTCATACCAAGGCGAACAAGATCGCTTGCTACGTCTGCATAGCGCGCCATGTTAGACCGCGAATCCGGTTAGGGTCTTGGTGAAGCTGGGGTTTGTGCCGGCGACCGTGAAAACGGCGCGCACATATCGATCGGCTCCCCCAAACACCTTATGCTCTGCGCTGATCGCGGTCTTCTGGGCGAACGTTCCTAGCGTGGTGAAGGTGGTGCCGTCCTTGCTGTGCTCGATCGTGACATCAAGCGTCTTTGGCGACCCTCCCACCGCTGAGACGTTCAGATCAAGGCGCAAGGTGCTGCGATTTCCCAAGTCAAGGATCTCGCTCGTCTCGGTGGCGGTGATGGCTGTTTTGGTCTTGGTGAGGTCGTCGCAAACCTGGGCCTCAAATTGGCGCCCTCCTGCTTGCTGTAACCCTTTAAATTTTGCGGCTAGGATCGCCATTATAAGGCCTCCATGTATCGTAAAAGTTTGGCGGCCTCGTCGATGGTGAGGCCTGCCTCTAACAGTTCTTGCTCGTCGATGCCTACCAAGTCATCAAGGCCCACGTAGGGGTTGATTGTCTCTTGGATCTCTTCTTGAAACTCTCGCGAAACAACTGCCGCTAGCTTTTTGGAGTAGGGCGCCCGGCCAAACGGCGCCGGGGTGATCTCGTTTCTCTTGGCTACCAAGATCAAAGCAAGATCGTTTTCGCCCTCTAACAGCTTGTTAATAGCTGCTCTCCAATAGTAGCGGCGTTGTGTCGGAGAAAGGGCCATTTGTTACGGCTTGTGAGTGATCTTGATCATGCCTTTTTTGCTCTTGCCTGGGACTGTCGGCCAGAGCTTAGGGGCACAATACAAGTGAACGTATGCGATCTTGGTGTCCTTCTGCACGTCCTGATACTCTTGTAAACGGAAGTGGCCTTCGTTGACCCATAAGGCCAAAGAGCGCGGGCGCGCTAACAAGCTCTCGTGATTGCTGCCTCCGTTGACTGTGAGGCGGTCGGAGATGCGGCTTGGCTTGCCTAAAACGCTGGGGGGGTTGCCGTCGTTGGGCTCGTAGAAGATCGGGCGCCCCTGGCTGTCTTTGATTTTGCGGAGCTGCTTTAAGGCGCCAGAGTGCCAGAAAGCCATTGCCATAGAAGCGCGTTGGTTCTCGAACTCCTCATCACCCCAGAGGGCGAGGGCATCAACGATCGCATCATAGCTGAGAAGGCCGTCACCGATCGCGGTGATGTCGAGGGCGAGATCGGTGGTGCGGGCCTCCGCAATGAGCTTGTCCTCCATATAGTTGCGGCCTTGCTCAAACAACTGTCGGGAGGCCTCAACGTAGGGGTCTTGCAGAGCTCCGGCGAACGCTTGCGCGCTGTAGGTCATCTCAACGCCGCATAAGCCATGAACAACCGTCGCCGTCACACTGGAAGAGTCAAGGCGCTGGGTGTTCGTCGCTGGGTTAATCTCGGCGCTGGCGTCAACGAAGGCGCCGATCGCGGAGAAGGTGGGGATCGTGACGACGGAGCCGCCCTTGATCTTTTTACCGCCCTGGTCGAACTCTGGCATTGAACCGTCATACATGACGACATCGGAGCCAATAAAGGCCCGCAATCCGGGTATGCCGGCCTCGATGGCCTGGTTGAGCACCTGCGGGATCAAGGTAGAAACGTGGGTTGTGCCTGTGGTGCCTGTGGCGAGTAAGAGCGGCTGATTCTCCAACTCGGGAGAAGACAGCAAACAAACGCGGCGCTTCTGCTCGTTGCACTGCGCGATCATCTTATCGTACAGGTCGCGGTCGCTCAAAAAGAGCGCGTGGCGGTTGCGGTAGTTGAGATCCTCCCATCGGCGGCCTTGGATGGTTAAGGGGTTGTTGCCTCCGGTGATGCGGGCGGTGTTGGCGGGCGCGGCTGGGGTCGCCGGGGCCTGGCGCAACGCAGAGACGGCGCGGGAAGAAAGCAGGGCCTCTAGGGTCTCCGGCTCGATCCTCTCCAGCGCGGGGCGCTCGGCTGCCTCAAAGCGGTTACTGTAGGCGAGCAAGATCAAGCGGCGGCGCTCGGTGGCGTCGGGCTGCGCGGCGGGCGCGGTCAAGTTGGCGGCGGCGCTCGGCTGTGCGGCGGGCGCGGCCTGGGTCTGGGCGGCGTCAAAGTCGGCCTTGGCCTGGTCGATCTCGGCTTGGCTGGCGCCTCGGGCGGTCAATTGGGCTAATAATTGTTCCCACGTCATCTTTTTTTGTCCTGTGGTTGAGCAAAGCAAGGGCTCTTGCTGGTGCGTTGCGGGGCTATTGGTGAGGGCGCACGAAGTCACGCCCACGATCAAGCGTTGTTGTGTTTGGGGATCTCGGGCGAGCTGTACGCCCGGCGAAAAGTAGCGAAAGGTCAGGCTCTCCACGGCGGCACGGCCTGTGCGAAGCCAGGCGATACCATCGATCGGAAGCTCCAATCCGGTTTGGGCGGCGAGCTCTTTCAGTTCGGCGGCGGGCATCGTCGAGAGTCGGCGGGGGGCGCTGGCGTAGAGACCATCAGGGCCGATCGATAACGAAAACCAGGCGATAGCGCCCGCGTCTTCGGCCTTCATGGGGCGCGGGCCGCTCGGCTCGCTGTGGTGGTTGAAATCCCAACACAGATCGCGCCCTAGTTGGTTCTCAAAGTCGAGGCAAGCGCGGGCGCTCTCCGGGGTGAGGTAGAGATCGCCGTAAGCGGTTTGATTGCGCCCAAACGAGAAGAGGCGCACGCGGCGAGGGGCTTTGAGAGAATCAGACGAGGGGAGCGGGCGAGATTCTAATAATAAAACCTCGGCGGGGGGCGTTTGTAGTAACAAAGTGAGGGGAGAAATTACTTTCACACAACAAAAATACTTGATCGCGTGTTCAGTGGCAAGGGCTTTGTTATATCAAAAGATAAAAGGCGAGAATTTAGGCTATTCAGCGGCGGCGGGGATAGTGGGGGCGGGCGCGGTGGCGCCTTTGGCTGGCACACTGGGTGCCAAATCCGGTTTAGGTTTGGGGGTGGCGCCGGGCTGCACGAGAAGAGGCATTTTGATCTTTTTGGCGAGGGCTACGTAGTCGATCTGCACTCCCAGCCCGGCAAACGTCGCGGCGGCCTGGCCTGCTTGCTGCCAAGTCTGGGAGAGCTCTTGCAAGTCTTCGGGGTCCTCATTGTCGAGACAAGCCCGGGCGATCGGCTGCTCTCCGAAGTTGGCGCGGGTGTAGATGGGTAAAATCTGCTCGTTCAAGAATTTGCAAAGCTGCTCTGCGAGGAACTCGGCGCGTTTATCGCTTACCTCTTTGCGCGTCTTGCCTGCACCCTCGGCTAGCCCTCCTCCTCCCTCGCCACTAGTGAAGCTCTCTCCTTTGTTGGCGATCGAGATCTGGCGGTCTGCTGCATCGATCTTTTCTTTGAATGTTTGGTAAGTCGAGGTAGACGCCTGGTGTAGATCCATCTTCCAACCGGGCGGCGGCACAAATACGCCATCTGTACCCACGTTGGAGAGGTCGCGGGCGGCCTCGCGCCGGTCGTTGTTGTTGGCGCCCTCGGGGGTCTCCACGCTTTTAATGCCTGCGGCGGTCTCTCCCTGGCGATCCCAATCAAGGCGGGCGTCAATTTTGCTCTTACACCACGGGGCGCACGCTCGCCACGTCCCAGACAACCAAGGGCGATCCTCGCCATACGGGGCAAAAAGCGCCCACAATCCGGTTTTGGTCTCCAGATCTTGGGCCTCGTTTGATTGGGTGAGGGCCTGCCAGACGCGGCGCTCTCCGTTGTAGCGGATCGCCTGAATAGGCCAGACTTTGATCGTGGGGACTAAGCGCCCGTCTTCGTTTGGTTGCCACGGTAGGAGCTGCACCCAACAAAAGCCAAGAGAAAGCCCCTGGGCGAGCATTTTAACAAGCTCTTCGCGGGCGAGCTCTCTAAAGTCGTGCTCGGTGGCCTCTTCAACGTCGGTTTCTTCGTCGTGGTTCTCGTCCTGGTTGTATTTGATGCACATTGACAGGGCGTTTTCTGCCACGGCGTTTAGCGTCCCGGGGTGGTGCGCGTCGGCCTGTAACAGCCCGTCGTACACGTCCCCCATCAAAGAAAAATCTCCAGCGTCTGCGCTGTAGCGAGCCTGCAACAAAAGGCTCTCGGTCCATTCTTTGACAAAGCGGCGGGTGTCTCTCGCGATAAAGATTTTTTGGGGCCCTTTGCTTCGGGTGTTCATCGTGGGGGCTGGGGTTCGTTTTGCCATATTATTCGCCTTTCAAGCTGGTGTATTTTGCGGCGCGGTACTCAAACAAGCTCAGCATAAGAGCCTCTGCGTAGTCTGGGCTTCTGCCGGTGCGCTTCTTGATATCTTCTTTGGGCTCAACCTTGCAGGCTCCGTTTTTCGCGAAAGCATACTGCGGCGCGCTAAGATCCTGTGTGAGCTTGTCGAGCTTGGGGAGCGTCCCGCCCTTGCGGAGCCAATCGCGCAACCCAAACCAAAGTTCGTCTCTGAGGTTGACATACTCTTTTTTCTTGGCGCTGGCCTGCGAGACATTGACGCCCACGATCTCTAGCTCCTCTTCGTAGTGCTCTTTCAAAGCGTCATAAACAGAGGCGCCGATCCCGATGACATCAACGCAGACTCTAATTTTGCCGTCCTGTTCGGGGTCATAGCCAAGAGAAGGCGCAACGCGCCGGATCTGGTGCATGGCATCGTGTGCGGTGGTGGGGCCGTCTCCCTTTTTGAGCTTCAAAAAGAAGTGAGGCTTGTTGCCCTGCCGTATGCAAAGGATTGAATCATCGTCGCCGAATCGGGCGGGGTCTAAGCCGCATACGAGGGGGCCTTCTCCTTCAATGGTTGGGTACCATTCAAGAGCTTTTTTGATTGAGCGCTGCGGGATGATCTGGGTTGAGCTCTCCGAGGGAAAATCTCCATTGACGCGCACTTGATAGCGGGGGTCATCTTCTCCCCATTCTTCTTTTTTCTCTTCGCAGTATGCAGCGGTCGCTAGCCCGGGGATGTGCTCTTGTCCTTTGGCGTTGGGGGTTTCATAGCTCGGGATATGAAAACCCTCATAAAGCTTCGCCTTGCTGTTGAATGCGTCGAAAAACTCGCCGCTCGTCTGGGTTGGGTTTCCCAGCATAAAGAGCGATCCTCCTCCGGCTCTGTTTCCTTCGATGGCTTCAAAAATTTTCGCATCAATGCCGCTGGCTTCGTCGGCGATAAATAAAATATCTTCGCCTGAGTAGCCTGCCATCCTCTCGTCGTCGTCGGTGGCGAATCCGATTACCTCGCGCCCGTCTTCCAGCTGTAGCCCGGTGCCTGGGTCAAGCCCGATCTTGCCTCCGATCGGCTGGCCTTTGGCGTCGGCCTGCTTATAGAGGCGCCTTACCTCTTTCCAGACAATGCTTTTTACCTGTCGATCGGTGGGGGCTGTGATGACAACGCGGGCGCGGGGGCGCTTGATCCTGTCGTGTACCCACCAAAGAGCGATCGCGGCGGCTAGCGTCGATTTTCCAACCTTATGACCGCTGCGCACTGCAACGCGGCGGCTATGGGTAAGAGCTCGGGCGATCTCGGCTTGCTTCTTCCAAAGAATGAGGCCTAGCTTTTCGCGGCAAAACTCGACGGGATCGGGGTACGTCTTGTCTTCTGGGCGGTCGCTGAGTGCGGCTTGAACCTGCGCAAATACAGAGGCGGGAAGCTTGGCGCGGAGCTTATCTAAAATAATCAGTTCGGCTTCTTCGGTGCTCTGCGTTCCCTCTTCTTTGCGCCAGTGCTTAAAGTTGCGCTCTAGGTTGAATTTAGCGGCTTTCCAATCTCTACCGTTGGCGGCCTTGTTGAGCGCGATAACGTTATTGATCTCACACTGGGCGCGGGCTTTCTCGATCGATTTACGAAAATCAAAATAGAGGCCTGCGGTCTCGATCTCTCCCTTGGCGAGCCATCGCTCGCCGGTCTTGGGGTCAATGTCTGCGTATCGGCAAGCTGACGAAAAAGAAGCGCCCGTCTCGATGACGTTGGATACCTGCGAGATCAAAGCGGGGGTGATGCGGGCCTTCATTATCTTATAGTATACTTTTTCTTATAGCCTATTTCTAGCCTTCTCCTTTTGTTTTGTACGTTGCGAGAGACGATCTCGTGTAGCCCGTGGTCCCATTGGAGATGACATCTTGCGCACATTGCGACTAGTCGCGCGGCGGGGTTTTCGGGGTCGTGGTCAACGTGCGCAACGCTGATCGCCTTGGCGTTGTTGTGCTCTTCGGGGCTGCTCTGTACTCCGCAAACCTGGCATTTGTAGTTAGCGGCCTCTTTACAGGCGAGCGCCATCTCGGGCCAGTTCGGGGGGTAGGTCGGTTTTCGGCTCAAAATAAACCCCAAAGTAATAGCAAATTAGATCGTTTTTGGTCTTTGGCTTGTAGCCCGGGATAGCTTCAAAGTGTGTTATTGCAAAGTCAGGGAACCAAGAAAAAAAGCAGCGACGAAAGAAGGCGATCCCGTGGTCTTCCTGCCAGACGCCAGAGAAGCGGTCGCCGGGGCGGGCGTCGATGGCCTCCAACATTTGACGGCTGAATCCGGCATCATAGAGGGTTTTGCGGGTGCGATGGGCTCCGCAACAAAAGCCGCTCGTGATGGCGAGGGCGAAAGAAGAAGAGCTCTTCCTCAACTGCGAGATAAGCCAGACCCACTCCAGGGGGTTGCCGTATGCGTCGATGTCAAAGAAATTGAAGGCGTCGAGATCTACGCATCGCAAAAAATCGCGGCTGTCGAGGTGGATCGCTGCAGAGTAGCTCTTATTCGTGTCAACGGCTGCGTGCCGCTCGGCCTGGTGATAGAGCGCGGATAGGTTGCCGTCTCCGGCGTGGGTCTCGATGACAGCGGGCGCGCTGGGGAGCAACGAAAGAAGTTTCACGCGGAGAGCTCTTTTTGCACTGTCGTCGGTGCCTTGCCTGAGTGCTCGAGCCATTATTTCTTTTTGCCTTTCTTTTTAGCGGGTGGCCTCTTCTCGGTGGGCTGGGGGATTGTTTGCGAGAACAAAAGAAGCGCCAAAAGTAAAGAGCGTGCTTTCATTGGGGGGCCTCCTCTCCGTCTTCAAACTTGGCGATCGACTCGTGAAAAGCGAGCGCGGGAAATTCGCGGGCAAGTACGGCGCGGATCTTGGCCTGAAATTCGACCGGGGCGCTAAAGGAGAAGATCGCGTTCACTCGGATCTTGGTGGCGTCCCAGCTCTTGACGGTTTTATATTTCTCGTCTTTGCCTTCGCGCTCTGTCGATGGTCTAAGGTTCTGGGGGCCAAATCCGGTTCCTGTGAGACCTCGGCGGCTGGCGCTGAGTTCTTCCAGAAGCTTATCAAGTCGGCCTTCTTCGTGATCTCCCAGATCACTCGATCTGTTATCTACTAAAAGCAATCGCTTTGCTTCTTCGTCGCTGCAGTCGATCTCTATCACTGGGATCTCTGGGAGGCCTTCGGCTTTCGCGGCTCTCCATCGGTGCTCCCCTGCAATGATTCGTTTGGTGGCTGCCTGGATGATGACAGCACCATAAAAACCGTTGTTGGCTACGCTGTCTTTCAAGACGTGCATGTTTGATTTGCGGGGGTTGTCGGGGTGTGGCTGCAGCTCGGAGATCGGGTAGGTTCTATAGTTTTGGTTCACGATCTTGGAAGACATCGTACACCTATAAGCAAGGGGCGCGGTTTTTCTCTTTGAGAGTCGCGCGCGGTTCTTCGTGTGGGTTGAGAGCTACACGAAAGACAACGGAGCCGCATAAGGGCGGCTTGGAGAAGAGACAAGGGGCAGAGCAGAGGAGAGCCCCACAAGGGGGTAATAGGGGGATAGAGGCGGGGGGTTGTCAATAGAAAAGTGTTCAGTGCTGAACAGGAGAGGGTTTTTAGATTCGGCGGGCTAGCTCTTTTTGGGCGGCCTTGATCGCTCCCTGTAGAGCGTAATCATAGGCCTGTAGGTCTTGGGTGGGAGGGGGATCGATATTACAAAACCCACCGCCTCCATCGGTAGCATAGCAGGGCAAGCCGTTGACGGTATCAACGGAACAGATCAAGAACCATTGCTCTTGCTTGTCCCGAAAAGTCTCAAAATGGATCTCTATCTCCATCGCGGTCTATCTCCTGGCACACTGGGTGCTAAATCCGGTTTTCAAAAGGTGGCCTAGTCTCTGCTCGGCAAGGCGGCGGGCGCTCGCTTCGGTCTTGGCGTCGGTCCTCTTTCTCTCCCTAAACTTCTCTCCGGTTGGTGTTGTGGTCTGAATGTCGTACTCGAAGTATTGAGTTTGTTTGTAGGGTCTAACAGTGATCATCTCGTGTCTCTCCTCTCCTCACTGCTAGCGGGTTTTGTCCTCAAGCTGTTTAGACAAACTCTCCGCTGTAAACCAGACTGATCTTTTGCTCCGGTGGCTTGGTTTGAGCTCTCCACGACAAACGCGGGCGCGGAGTGCGCCGGGGCTGATACCTAGAAACTCGGCGGCCTCTGGGTAGCGTAGGAGCTTAGCGGGTGGGTTCTTGCTCATCTTTTGCCTTCTCCTTTCTGCATCCTTCAAGGGCGGCACTGATTGCAGAATCAAGCGCGCTGGCGCCCTCTAGAATCTGCTTCACAGCAGCAATAATTTTGTGTTGTGTTTTTGTGTCTCCGTGTAAAAGGCCAAGTTCAACACCAGCGCCCCCGGCGCATCTCACGAGATCCAAAGAGCGCTTAAATTTCTTCAAATATTTGGCGGCTCTTTCGAGAGACTCAAAACGCTCTTTTTCGTCGCTCATCTTGCATCGTCTCCTTCGGCCTCTCGGCTCTCTCTCAAGAGCTGGGCGCGTGTCTTCTTTAGCTTTTTGATGTTCGTTCGCTCTTGCTCGATCTCGCTCTCGTCTGTCTTTGCTCGTAAGGCCTCGCGCCGGGCGTGCTGCCTTGTCTTGGCCTGCTTGATCTTTTGTCGGCTGTCTGGGTAAACAGTCGCGACCATCGGCCAAAGGCCTTCCTTGGGTGGCGGCGCTACTGCGATCCAAAAAGAGAAGCCGCTCACCTCAACCCTTAGCTCCTGGCTTGGCTCGTACAGGCCCGGCAAGCTTGGGAAAGATAGAGCGGCCCGGTGTAGCAGCTGGGCGGCCTCCTTTCGAGACAAGCAAGCGATCCTCTCGATAAAGCGATCGATCGCGTGGTTGGAGATATAGACCTTCATTTACCCTCTGCAGCTTCGTCGATCTTGGCCTCTTGCTCTCGTCTCTCTCTGTCGGCCTTGTAGAGCTCTTCGGAGTGTTGCCAGAGGCACTCTCGACAAAACACAAGACCGGGGCTTGCCTCGTTGGTGCAAGTTGTTGTTGCTTCTTTTATGTTCTCGCATTTCATCGCGGGGCCTCCGTTCGGTAGAAAAAAAGGTGTCTCCATAGCTGCATCATATGCCGTACCTTTCGTGCGGCCTGTCGGCTCATTCGGTCGCCTTCAAAGCAGCGACAACCGCCCTGTGTACACATCCCGCGAGACAAGCCCGGGGGCCAAAAATGGCAAGAGCCATCGCGACAAGTGAGCCCGGCGATCGTCTCCATCAAAGAGAGCTCTTCGGGGCTTGGCTCTCGTTTGATCGGGTTGTCCAGCGCCTTGATCGCAGACTCCACCAAAGAGAGGGCCTCACCTTGCTTTTTGGGGTAGATGCCCTCTGGGTTGCTCAAGACAACTTGAGCTTTCTTGAGGGCGCGTAGTGCGTCGATTTGGTTCATCGCTTGGCCTTCTCTCGCTTCTGGATCTCCCTCTCGATGTACCAATTTGCTTTTCTGAGGTCTTCGATCTCGTCTTCTTTAAGTCCACACCTCCAAACATATTTGACCGCGTTGCCCAGATTGAAACCAAAGTGCTCTACGATGGTGATGCATTCAACGCCGCTCGGGTGTTGGTTGTAGTGCTTGGGGTGGTTGATCTTGCTCTCTGGCGCTGGCAGGCTTTGTTGTTCTAGTGCTCGAATCTCATCTAGGTATTGACGCTTTAAGGCCGCGATCTCTTTGTCCCTTGCTTTAAGTACCAAGCCAAGCTCATTGAATTTCCTTTCTGTCTCTTGCCTCCAATCTGTCATTGCGGCGCTGTATTTAGCTACCTTCTGGTTTGCCTCGTCGCGCTCCTTAATCAGAGAGCAGTTCACCTCAACCAAATCTTGATTGGCCTGGACTTGCCTTGAGAGCCTTGATTTCAGATCGGTGATTTCGTTGTTCTCTTCATCAAGCCGCGCCACCTCTTGTTCTGCCTTCTCAGCTCTTGCGGCGGCCTCGTCTCGCTCTATTGTGCGGCGATAGAGTTGTTGTTTGAGTTCGTCGCGCTCTCTCTCGACCTCTGCCAACCGATACCGGATCAACGTCTCAAGCGCTTCCTCTGGGCTTGGGGGGCGCGTCTCAAAGGGGATGTGTTGCTTGATCCACTCACTAACCATGATCCCGCATTGATCTAAACCATTCTCCGAATAGTTAATTCTGTTTTTCGTCGCGAACTCTTTGCAGACTTCTCTTAGATTCTTCATTAAAATAAC